TGCATATCAATCTGTTGCTTGCGATACTGCGCTGTCTCACGCTTGTACGGATACTTCTCGCTAATACCTAAGAAGAACGGGATACCGCCGATAGCCATATCGTAGCTATTGCTAGTATTGAAATAGGTAGTACCAGTAATGGTGCTAGGTTGACCAACTGGGTCAATGGTACGTTCGGCAATATGCTTGTATCCGTCTGTTGCCACTCTATCTCCTTAGTTTGTTCCAATAAAAAACCCCGCCGAAACGGGGTTGGTAATGCTTGTGTTACTTACGCAGTTAGTGCATCAAGTGCAGGGGTAGGTTAAATTTCTTCAACATCAATTACCTCTGGTGCTGCTTGACGTTCTACTTCATCTGCAAGTACGATTTCATTGACTAGCTCATAGTCTGCTTCACCACAAACATTGCATGTAGGGAAGAACATAGGTTCTTCTGCTGCACGTTGTTCAACATATTCATGCCCGCAACAAACGGACTTGTATTCATATCTAACTGTCATTTTATTCTCCTAAGAATTAGTAATAAAGAAGGATACAACCAGCACCACCAGCGCCACTATATTGACCGCCTGCGCCACCACCGCCACCGCCTGAACCACCTGCACCGCCAACTCCAGTGATTCCCCCTACACCATTTGCGCCTACAGCCAAAACCCCACCACCGCCGCCAGCAGCGGCGTAACTACTTGAACCTGCTGCACTTCCCCCAGCAAAACCACCTGCTCCGCCAGCACCTGCAGTTGTTCCCGTTTGGCTACCACCACCACCGCCACCGCCAGTAAATACGCCTATGCCACCAGCACCACCAGCCGCAGCAGCCTGAGTACCACCACCACCACCGCCTGCAATGCCGTTGCCACCTGGGTCGCCAACCTGAGAAGGGTAGCCAGTACCACCAGCGCCCATATAACCTGAACCTGTTGCTGTTGAGGGTGTCCCAAAAAATCCCACTCCACTAGGTTTACCTGTACTACTACCACCACCACCACCTGCGCCACCTAAAAGTGTTGTAATAGTTGTATTACCGCCACCACCACCGCCTGCAGCAAGTCCACCAAATACTGTTGTTCCACCTTGGCTTCCTGTTGTTGTATAAGTAACAATACCGCCAGCACCAATTATGCAATAGTTAGATGTTTTTACATAAACCCAACCCATAGTAACTCCACCACCGCCACCACCGCCAACACCACTACCGCCACCACCAGAACTGCCACCACTACCGCCGCCGCCTACAAGTACAGTCCATACTGCGTTTATACCAGCAGGAATAGTTACGGATGTACCAGAAGTAATTGTTTGTTGAAGCGTTAAATCTCTTGGTGCAACTGTTCCGCCTACTGCAGGAAATGTATTAATACCCATATTATGCTATCTCGCTTCCAAAAGCCTGAATTGTTAAACCTGTTGCTGATGAACCAAATACTAAAGCGTCACCAGTAGCCAATGTAATTCCGATGGTAATAGTAGTAATGCTGTTTGCTGCTACAGATGAACCATAGACAATAGCATTTGCAGTACCAGAAGTACCGCCGCTTTTTACCACATAGGCATACGCACTAAGCGCACCTGACGTAGTATTAGTAATTGATATTGTACTTACTACAGTTGCTGTAGCCGATGGAACTACATAATCGCCTGATGCTGCTGCGATTGAAGTTCTACTTGTAGTCGGCGTTGCTTGCGCCAACACTTTATAGGTTGTTGCCATTTCTGTTTCTCCTTAGTTGTTGGTTAAGCGCCAAATAGCATTAAGATGTCTGCAATATTTGCATTACCGCCAGGGCCTGTAGGTCCTGTATTTCCTGTTGCACCTGTTGCACCTGTAGGTGCGCTTGCAGGGCCAGTGTTACCTTGCGAGCCAGTAGGGCCAGTAGGACCAGTTGCTCCACCCGAAGGACCTGTTGGGCCTGTTGGTCCAGTTGGTGCGCCAGAAGGGCCAGTAGAGCCTGTGTTTCCTTGCGCTCCCGTAGGACCTGTGATTGGGTTAGCCCATGTAACGCCTGTGCTTGTTGAAGCAAGCACCTGTCCTGATGCTCCAGTATTTCCACCAACATTTATTGTTCCAGTAATTGTCGGACCAGATATTGCTGGATTGGTAATTGTTGGGCCAGAGATAGTTGGACCTGTAGCAAATACTAATGGACCTGAGCCTGTCTCATCGGTTACTACTGCCGCTAGGTTTGCCGAAGTAGTTGAGCCAAGGAAGGTTGCTAATGCTCCAGTGACACCATGTGCGCCAGCGCTAAGAGCTGTGTTGTAGTGTGTCTGAGCATCAGTTAAATCGCGGGCTGTAATTACGTGACGAACTGTTGCGCCAGCAGCGTGGGCTACTGCGCTAGTGCCGTTAACAGCGCGAGTGATGGTAAGGGTAAGTCCTGCTACGCCTGTAACATCTACGATTTCCTCAAGTGCGCTACCGTAATCCAACGCTAAAGCAAAAGGGTAACTTGTAGGATAGCCTGTGGTACCAGCAACAACAACAGTAGTTGAAGATGAAGTAATACCGCTGGTGATGGTTGTATCTTGCGCAATAGCGCTGTAATAACGATTGATTGCCATAGGTCTTCCTTAAGATGTGTAGTGAGTACGTGGGGGATATTGCTCTTGCAAGCGACGTACTTCCACAAGGAGACGTTGCTGGTACATCTGTTGTAATACTCTGCCGATATTGGCAGCTGATCCAATTGGGTCGCCTGTCTGCATAGAATCGGCTTCTGCTGTAGCAGCAGGTACCCGACCTAGATCCAAGTACATCGCTGTACGGTAGGCGGCTCCAAGTACAATTACTTCACGTGATGAATCGGCTAGCCCTGTGACAGTAGCAAAATCATCAGTATCGTAAACTAAAGTTGTTGGCTTTTTAGTATAGGTAATCATTACAGTACGACCTGGGATGATACCTTCGCGGATAGATAAAGTCTTTCCGCTACCCCAAGTAGTTGGGTTAGCCATACGATCTACACGGTAGTGACGAATTGGTAGCCATTCTTTAGATGGCCCAATGGTCTGCCATGAGGCACCAAGAATATCAACCGCTTCCTGTGGCAATACGTAAGTAGTTACTGCCGCTTGAAATGGAAAGGTTGTGTAAAAAGTACCAAACAGATCTGGGTAAACACCATCAATAGTTAGGTTAATATTTCGGCGGATAACGCTTCGCGGAAAGGAAGGCGCGATAGTTACACGACTACCAGCAGTGTGGGTTGCTGCAGTCGTATCCCGAAAACCTCTACCATATGTAGGAACAGTTGCCGTATTTGTGGTACGGTCAAATGAGTCTACCCAGATTAGTTCGTCATCTATTTCAACTAAACCTCTGGTCAATACTGTGCCATCGGCTACAGTAAAGGTAAGGGCTGTTGAGGATAGGGAAGCACTTAGATAAGTAGCTTGATCTTGGCGGTTAGTGTAACCAGTTAGCGCCAGTTGGGTTTCATTGATGATGTCTATAAAAGCCGTCACGATGTAATCCTTCTTGCTGCTTCTACTTCACCAAGGCCAACAGTTCCAGCAATGGCATTAAAGGCACCAGGTGTATCGTAGTAAAAATTCTTTCCACTATTACGGAAAGCGTAAATCTGGTTAAGGGCATCAATACCACGGGAATACTTTTTACCCGTTACATTGAAAGCCCAGATATTTGCAGCACCATTGAAGTCATATTGTGGTACATCATTGATAAGAGTACCTGCCAAACGATTCAAATGATAAACTGCTGTTCTGCCATCTGTTAATGCCATTGCTTTCCCTTCTTAGAAACGATAGTTACTTAGATCCGCCAACGCCTTCATAAGAACCGTATTGGTCCTTTGTAGGCTTGCCTGTTAGTTTGTCATTCAACTTTCCAATTGCTGTTGAGTTACATCCACATTCAACGCACATGTTATTTTCCCTTCTTTACTGGTAGGACTTTCTTCAAATTTGGATTAGCCTTCTTCGCTGCGGGGCTGGCCTTTCGTGTTGCTGAGGCGAGGATTGCACCAGCACGTTCCATTGGAATCCCTTGCTTCTTGGCAATTCCTGCTTGGGCCTTCGCAAAGCCCATTCCCTTTTTCGCTGCCGCCATTTACTTCTTCTTTCCTTTTAATATTGACATTCCTTTTTTAAGTTCTCTAGCCTTCTCGGCTTTAGGTTCTGCTTTTTCGGCTGCGGCATATGCCTTAGCCTTAGTAATCTTTTTCATTGCTGCCATTTATATTACCCCTGTTTCTTTCATTACCGTAGCCGTTTGCTTGGTAATCTTTTCTGCTGCTGGCATTGCACCAGCATCAAAGGCAACGCCAAGTTTTTGGCTTGCTTCCTTTGCTTCATCAATTTTTTTCATTGTTGTACCTGCTGGTTGGATGCCTTGACTTCTAGCATCTCGGTATGCGCTTAACTCCGCATCCCATTTCTTCTGGGGCATTGAATCTGCCCTACCAGCATCGCCAGTGTTAAGTTCTAAAGTGCGTACTTTGCAAGCAAAGCAGCCATCAACATAATTAGTATGCTCCCGATGATCCGAGAAAACGTCATCGGTGATAAAAGGAAGTTTAGAAATTTCAGCGCAGTCTGTGCAGCCGAATAGCGAAGGTCGGTAATTAGCCTTTTCATCAAGTTCAAATTCAAGTACCTTTGTTATGTGCGAGTGAGTCATTCTTCACTTTCTTAAAGAAATCTAGGTTGCGCTGGATGCGCTCTGTTTCTGGACCTTTACCTTTAACAGCTGCCGTAGCAAAAGTTATTGCTTCGTCAATATGTTTAAGGTTGTAAGAACTGATGCTGGCAAGGTCGTAGGCTTTCCAATCCCAGATAGCGGATTCGTAACAGTAGTGCGTGGATCTAGCACGCTCCAGAGTGTTAATAGAAGCATCTAAACACCTTTGCCAGTTGTTGTTGCGGTAAGCATCTATGGCTACGCCATACCAAGGCTCACCTTGTGAGGGAAGAATTTGTACACCTTTGTCGTACCAAGCAGTTGAGTCTTGCTTCAACTGGTGTGCTGCTTCTCCTGCCCATCGGCAGACAGCGGCACGTTCTACATCCCAACCACCGCAAGCAAGTTGCTTCTCCGCTGATCGGATAACATCTTCCCACCGATGGTAGAAGTAATACTCTCTAGCCATGTAAGTCCACATACGTGCATCTTGTGGATGTTCTTTGACTGCTAACTCAAGTAGCTTGCTGTATTGGCTTCTTGACTTAGTGTTGTCTGGCAGGTGTGTGATTACCGCATTGCGTATATCACAATCGGTAGGTTCTGTATCACCGTACCAAAGCTGTACCTCATGGCATGGATATTTCCATACCCAGTTCCAACGGGAATGAAGCCTGTCTCGCTCCCATTTGTTTTCATCGGTCTGCATTGAAATCCAACCAAGGTCTGCGCCAG